CTTGTCATAATGTGCATAATCACCAGCAATGGAGTTCGGTTTATCATCTACCGAAGTCTCTGCTAAGAAATCATGCAGTATACCCCATTCTGGGGAAGTGCAATTCGTGCCCATTGCCGCCTCAAATGCGGTGCGATTCGCCATAATTACACGCACCAGAGACAGGAAATATTTCCTGAGGAGAAAATTGAGCACAAGAGGTCCAACAGTAAACACTCTCACTTTCTGCTTCAAATGTTTCTTGAGGGACACAGGCTCATCTTTAGCACAAGCCTTGAATATCGAATTCAAGCGCTCATTTCTTGCCAGTATATCCTCGGCTTCTCTGACATTCTCCATAATCTTAGGTGTAAAAATGACACGATCACCAACACCGGTAGGAACCATATATCGACTCTTCACACAATTGAACGGGGGACCCATTGAAGTATCTCTTGCCATGCCATCAATGTACTTGACACCAGGTATACCATTGATTGTGTCATCGTTGGACAGAGGACGTAACGTCAATAACTCTGTCGGATTGAGGGCGCGGACCGTGTCGGCCAAAACACAACCCACAGCTTCAGCGACTTCATCTGTCCGTACACTGACCTGGTCCAACCATGGACTCAAAGCCAGATGTTTGGACTTGGCTGTACAAACTGGATGAGTAGCAGTGCTCGGCTCAATGCCACGCAAGCGTGCAAGAGCAGCCACTGATTCTCTCAACAAATTGTCTACAACATTTGTTTTGAAACGCCGGCGAAAACCACTAAGCGAACCATGTAACAATGCTGTACCAGTTTGGTAGTGAAACAAGGAACGTGGATGTAGTGTACTGGAACACTGCATATCCGGGTGGTCAGGCTGTTGATTAAACGTGAACTCGCACCCTTGTGCAGCACATAACAGCACAGAGTCAAACTTCTCTCTAGCTCTAGCCACAAAGTCGGTGGAAATAGGCACACAACTGCCATACTTTCCTTTGCCACACACGTGAAGACCAAAGAAGGTCAACCCGTGTGTACCATTTTGCCCAACGACTGCTGCACCACACAGACCATTGTATGTGTCTTGTTCTGTGTAATACTGAGCTTGGTCAGACATATGAACCATATTTCCAGTTCGCGGGTTCAAATATGTCATACTATTCATCGAGAACTTCATGCGCAAAATCTTCAGACGGGTATTCTCTCCTGTCAAAGACCGCCCGATTATAACACCTGGGCAGTCTGCGTGAGACAAATCATCATCATGAATGAGCGCAAGGGCAGTCGGCAGCGGAGGAAGCTCCCGAATGCATAAAATTGCTCTATCAAAATCTGGATCAACGTAAACATCTAGTGGGGACATCTGAAGATTCTTCATATTCCCAGTAACACCAGAAGCTGACTTGCTCAAACTGATGTTCATACCAAAGTCTCCCTCTGGAATGATATGACCAACAGTCGCAAACAGGTTACCTCCCAAACTTACCGCATCAGCGGTAT